AATGAGATTAGTAAATAAAGTGCAACCTCTCTTAAAGATTTACGATGAGAAGAGAAACGAATTAGTCAAAGAATTTGGTGAAGAGCCAGACAAAGATGGAAACATAAAAGTATCAGATCCGGAGAAATTTAAGCTTTTTTCTGCAAAAATGAAAGAACTGTTAGAAGTGGACGAAGATATTGATTGGACACCTATTAAAATTGAAGAACTTGGAAATGTAGAAATTGCTCCTAAATTATTACTTAACTTTTTATTTGAAAATGTCTAAAATTTCAACAACTGGGATACAGGCGAGAGATAGCGCAATTAGAGGATTACATTTTATAAGTTCCGCTGTAACGGCGAGTATTGGACCCTTTGGGCAGAATATACTTTCCGAACAAGAAAACATCATTTCCAATGACGGAGCTTTTATTGCTCAAGAACTTTGTCCAACCATCGAAAATGAATTTGAAAGACGCGGGGCTTTAGTCGTTCAGAAAAATGTGGCTAAAATAAACGATGAACTTGGAGATGGAAGTTCCACTGCTTGGGCTCTCCACGATGCTATCATCAAAGAACTTATCCGATATCTGCCTAGTGAAAAAAGCATTAAAGCGAAGAAAACCTATTCCGAGATAGCTCAGATGCTGGAAAAATCTAAAAATGAAGTCATTAAAGAACTAGAATCAATGGCTAAACCCATTACTTCAGAGGAAGAATTGATTAAATCCGCTCTAGTATCGGTAGAAAATAAGGAAATAGCCGAACTTCTAGGCGCTACACAATGGGAATTAGGCAAAGATGGAGTAATAATTGCCGAAGAAGGGAATGAACCTAAAAGTTCTATCGAAAAAGTCAAAGGAATAAGACTGGACAATGGTTTTGGAACTTCTTTAGTAATAACTAATCCGGAAAAGCAAAGTTTAGAGTTAAAAGAAGTGAATGTTTTAATGACGAATTATACTATCGGCGACCCAGAATTAAAAATTTTAAATGAGTCTGTTTTCAAACAACTAATAACCCAAAAGAAATTAGGGGTGGTTTTAATCGCTAGAGGTTTTACTTCTGAAGCGATTAAGACTTGTATGGAATCCTTAAAATCAGGCTTTGCTATCTTTCCGGTGAATGCGCCCTATGTAGACCAGACCCAAATAATGAAAGATATGGAAGCAGTAATCGGAGGAAGATATATAGACCAAGAGGAAGGAAGATTGGAAGATATTTATATCAGCGATGTGGGCTTTGCGAAGAGATTTATGGCGAGGCGATTTGACGCGATAATCGCTGGCGAGGAAGACGAGCAATCTGACACTAGAATCGCTAAAAGAGTGGCAGAGTTAAAGAAACAGCAATTAAGCGAGCAATCTGATTTTATGAAAAAAGCCACCGAGATAAGAATAGCCCAACTTACTAATGGTTTTGCTCTCTTAAAAGTAGGCAGTTCTTCAATTACCGATAGACAACGCTTGAAAGATAAATGTGATGACGCAGTAAATGCGGTGAGATTAGCATTGAAAGGCGGAGTAGTCAAAGGAGCCGGACTAGCTTTTAAAGAGATAAGCGATAAAATGGAAGAAGGGGATATCCTTAAAAGACCTTTGCTTTGTGTATATAATCAGATAGTTAGTTCCGCGCCGGAAGACTTTGTGATAGAAGATTGGGTAAAAGATCCGATGCTAATCTTAAAGACGGTACTAGAAAAGACCTGTGGTTTCTGTGCTACCTTTGCAAGTATCAACGCTATTGCGGCCGAAGAAAACAAACCTAAAATTGATTTAGCAAGTCTTAATAGAAATGAATAAATTAGAGCAAATGGTTTTTAGTTCAATACCTTATACAGAAAATAAAGAGAAGTGGCTTATATCAATATGGTATCAGATTAAAACTGGAAGTGATATTGGATTAAAAGAATTTATGGGATTGTTGGAATAAATCAATATGAAAAATGAAGTGTGCTCAAAATGTAAAAAGGAAGTAAAAGGTGCTAGATATTACGATAAGTTATTAAAGATTTGGATTTGTGCAACTTGTTATTTTAAAGATAAGTAGTATTATAGAACTATGGCACACGCAGGAGGAAGACCAAATGAATACACTGAAGAAATCTTAACTAAAACTAAAGAATATATTGATAGTTGCGTAGATGAACAAAGACAATTACTTAAACAAGCTAATCAAGAAAAAGGATATGAGATGTATGAGAATAAGTTAAAGGTAAATCTTCCAACAATCGAAGGATTAGCTTTATATTTAAAGGTTTCTGTTAAAACACTATATAATTGGGAGAAAGATTTTCCAGAGTTTTTACAGGTTATGGGAGAATTACGACAAAAACAGGCAAATGCTTTGATTTCTAATGGACTTTCCGGTGATTACAACTCTACTATTGCAAAAGTTTTGTTAACTAAACACGGATACCGAGAAGGAATAGACCAAACTACTAACGATAAAGATTTACCAATTCCTCTATTAAATGGCATTTATAATCACAACAGCAACGACCAAGATAGCGAAACTAAAGAAGAGAATTAAAGCTATCCCTGGTGGAACATCGGCAGGTAAAACAGTAGGCGTTTTGGAAGTTCTAATAGATTTAGCACAGCGGGATACTAAACCAACTTTAACTAGCGTAGTATCAGAGTCATTTCCGCATCTAAGACGAGGTTGCATTAGAGATTTTCTAAACATAATGGAGCAACAACATTATTTCAAAGATGCTAATTGGAATAAATCAGAATCAACTTATGTATTTGAGACTGGAAGTATTATGGAGTTCTTTAGTGCCGACCAAGCAGATAAACTTCGAGGTGGTAGACGTGATAGACTTTTTATAAATGAGTGTAATAATATTCCTTTTGATGCTTTTGAGCAACTTGAAGTGCGAACGAAAGAATCTATTTATCTGGATTGGAATCCGACAAATGAGTTTTGGTATTATACTGACTTAAAGGGGAAGAGAGATGACCTAGAAGAACTGACTTTAACTTATTTAGATAATGAGGGACTTTCACAGCAAATTATTGATAGTATCGAACAGAGAAAGAATCGTAAAGGTTGGTGGACTGTTTATGGACTAGGAATGTTAGGAGATGTAGAGGGTAAGATTTATAAAGATTGGCAGATAATTGATTTTGTGCCTCACGAAGCAAGACTTGAAAGACGAGGACTAGACTTTGGATATTCAAATGACCCTTCTGCTATCATAGATGTTTATTATTACAATGGAGGGTATATTTTAGATGAAGTCCTTTATAAGAAAGGGCAAAGCAACAAACAGTTAGCCGATACAATAATAAATACCGAAAAGGAATGTCTGTGTGTAGCTGATAGTGCCGAGCCAAAGAGCATAGATGAAATGAAACTCTATGGAGTAAATATTCTTCCGGCAGTGAAAGGTATGGGTTCAGTATCTATGGGAATATCATTCGTTCAAGCTCAAAGAATTTCGATTACCAAACGAAGTGTAAACTTAATTGCTGAGTATCGAAACTATCTGTGGAAGATTGACCCAAAGAATGGACGAATCTTAAATCAACCAGAAGGAGGATTTGACCACGCACTTGATGCAGTTCGTTATGCCTTGACATCTATTACAAAACCTAGCGAATACTTATCCGAAGTTTCTGTGGTTTATCACTAAGTTATGCACCATTACTTGCTTGACATAAAAATTTGGTATACAATAAAGTCATTAAAAACTAAATAGAACTTTCACTTAAAACAATAAAAGTGAATTAAAAATTTTACGATAGCGAACATAGTGACAGACGAAAAATCAGGAGAACCACTCGATGGAAATGGGAAAAAATTATCCGTCTCATCTTACAATCCCTCCGAAGAAATTAAAAAACTTTTTATACGAGTGCAGACAGACTACAATCAGGCTTGGCGACTTCAGCACAGAAGTTTTGATGAGTTTGATGGAATGAGTTTGCTTGACCGAGCAAGATTAGACCAGCAAACCTTTGGCGCTTATGTCGGAGCAGTAGTAGAACCTATTTCAAAACAATGGCGTTGGAAAGGACGCAAGAACACCGCTAGGAATAAAGTTATCGGTATTCTAGCTCACTTGATTTCTGGTATGTTGTTTCCATACTGCTACGCTTATAACGATGAGAACGAAGAAGATGAAGCCACCGCAAAGGTAATGCGAATTTTAATTGAAGACCATTTGAAGAAAGCCGACTACGAAATGAAATTTTTATATATGGTAACTTCGGCTCTGGTTAATCCGGCAGTGTTAGTAGAAGTGGAATATGTGGAAGCGATGCAAAAGATTAAAGAGATGACTGCTAATGGAACTTACAAGATAACCGAAGCAGTAGACCTGCTCTTATCAGGAATCGGACTAAACATCATTCCGATAGACCAACTTCTTTTAGCGGATTTTTATACAAATGATTTACAACGACAACCTTACCTATGTAGAGTTCGCAGAATAGCGTGGGATGAGGCAAGAGAAATTTACAAAGGAAAATATATTTTTGATGGAGTAGACCAATTTGATTTTGTAGAAGCTGGGAAAACACGCATAATGCTCACAGGTCAAGAACATCAAACACTCTATGATATTGAGTGGACAGAAGCAGACCGAAACTATGTGCAAGAGATAACGATGAAGTATCGCCCGGAAGATTTGGAAGTTACTTTTGTCGGTGGAGTTTATATGGGACAAGAAAAAGATGTCTATAACTCTAATCCTTTCAAGCATCGCAGAATGTCATTAGTCGGAGACGAATACAAATCTATTCCAGTTTATAACATAGCCAAAAGTGGATTTGAACCGCTAGACCCAGCAGGCAGATTTGCCTATTACAAGTCGGCTTGTTTTAAAGAGTTCTGGGATGACGCGGCGCAAAATAGAATGCACCAACTAGCTTATGATGGAACTTATCTTGATGTAATCAAACCTTTGTTTATGTCCGGTGTTGCCAAGATAGACCAAACAGTTATGGTGCCTGGAGCAACGATTGGTATGCCTATTGGAGCACAGATTACACCGTATCAACTCTCTCCAAACTTGGCGGCGGCTCTAAATATGATGCGAGTAGAGCAAGAAGATATGTCCGAAAGTACACAAGACAAACAAAGCAATGGTGTGGCTCAGCCTGGAGTGACCGCTACCGCTTCAATGAAAGCCGAACAGAACGCTAGAGTTATCTTAGGAGTTCTGTGAG